CCGGCGGCGCTATGTCTCGGAAGAAGCCGACCTTCAGTGGGCGCGCGATCGGGAAGCCGAATCGAACCCGCATGACGGCGGCTTCGTGGTGCTGTGAGGTGCCGACCATGAACGACCGCACCATGAAAGAAGCCGTCGGCGACTGGCATCGCGCGACGGCTCAGGAAGTGACTCAGCACGGCGATTCTACCAAGATCGGACGCGTCCTGGCCGAGCTGCGCATCCGCAGCCTGAACCGCTTCGAGGCCGAGCGGATCGGCGACCACGCACTGAACAGCACCATTGCCGTGCTGCGCGGTGAAGGGCATCTGATCGTCGATCGATGGGAGGAAGTCCCGACTCGGTTTGGCAAGTCGGCTCGGGTGAAGCGCTACACCTACGCCGGAGGTCGCCATGTCTGAACCGACGGTCTTCCTCGATCAGCCACGCGGACGCGACGTGCTGCGCGTCACAGCGTCCGAGTACAAGGGCACGACCTACGTTGACATCCGCGTCTGGTACTTCGACCGCGACGGCGAGCTGCGGCCGGGACCGAAAGGCGTATCGCTGCGGCCGGATGCCATTGCAGCCGTCATAGAGGCGCTACAGGCCGCGTTTGCTTCGCTGGAGGTGTCCCGGTGAAGGCGAACCATCTCAACGCGCTACAGCGCGATCTGAAGCCGTGTCCGTTCTGTGGAGGTCCGGCGAAGCTGTCGCCGATGCCGAACGCCGAGCACTGGTGGAAGGTTCAATGCGAGGACTTCCACTGCGGCGGACGTAACTGGTCCATGCAATCGCCAGAGCTGGCCGCGCAGGCGTGGAACCGCCGCGATGGGCAAGCGTAGCTACTCGAAGGGCGCGATCGGCTACCAGTTCATCGCGGTCCCCAAGCTGCTGGTCGCGTCGCCACAGTGGCAGCGCCTTTCCTTCCGGGGGCGGGCGCTGGCACTCGACCTGATGGGCCAGTACACCGGCAAGAACAACGGTCGGCTCTGCCCCGGCTTCGAGGTCATGCGCCGCAGCGGATGGGCATCGAAGGATCAGCTGGCGAAGGCCAAGCGCGAGCTGCTCGCGTGCGAGTTCGCCATTCAGACGCGCATGGGCCATCCGCCGCGCACTGCCGAGTGGCTCGGCTTCACTTGGTGGAAGCTGGACTGGCACGAGAGCATGGACGTGTCGGCGACCGCCTGGCCGTTCATGAACATGGTGGATATCGAGCAGGCGAGGATCGACCCGAACGAGGGCCGAAAGCCGGTCAACGGAAAACAGTTTCTGTCCCCCGCAGCACGGGGAGATAGACCCCCAAAAAGGCCGGTTTGTCCCCCGCAGCACGGGGAGATAGGCGCGCAAAAATGAGTTCTATCGGTCCGCAGCACGGGGGACAGAAATCGACGCCGAATCGGCCGCAAGGCCAATGCTGGCGCGGGTTTCCGACGATTTGCGAGAAGTGCGCTGCCTATTTTTTCATCGGTCCGTACTGCGGGGATGTTCTAGAAGTAGCCATCTCTGCGCTTTTTTTTTCAACCGCTCGCCAGCAGGGAAGACCCGGCGGGCGCATCGGAGAACGACATGAGCGACACGCACGACGTTCAACAAGCACTTTGCGACGCCGCCGACGCGATCGGTCGCGTCTGGGCTGCCTGGGCTGCGCAACTGAGCACCGAGCAGCGCGAGAACCTGCGCATCGTGTTCGACGAGCAGGGGTGCCGGCCGGGGCTGCGGTTCATCGCGGGCGGGCCTGGCAGGGATGCGCAGATCAGCATCCTGTTGGTCGATCGGGCCGGCGAGTTCCACACTGCGGCGGAAGTGGTCTTCGAGGATCGGGCGTCATGACATATCGTGCCAGCACGATAAAGCAGCGCGAACGCCGCACGCGCGATCGGGTCGAGCTGCTCGACGCGCAGATCATCGGCGTGCTGCGCGAAGATCATCCGCAGTCAGTCCGCCACGTCTTCTACCGGATGACCGACCCGCGCCTGCAGGAACCCGTCGAGAAGTCGGATCGCGGCTACCGGCACGTTCAGGATCGTTGCGTGAAGCTGCGCCGATCGGGTGCGATCCCTTACGGCTGGATCGCAGACATGAGCAGGCGCGGGTACTACGTCAACACCTTCGACGGCGCGGGCGATTTCTTGCGCCGGATGCGCGGGCTGTACCGCGCCGACCTGTGGCGCGATGCGCTGCTGCGCTGCGAAGTGTGGGTCGAGTCGCGCTCGATCGCGTCCGTGCTGATCGACGATTGCGACGAGCTGGCCGTGTCGCTGTTCCCCTGCGGCGGGTTCAGCAGCCTGAGCTTCGTTCACTCGGCGGCCGAGGAACACAACGAGCGCGACGACGACCGGCCATTGTGCGTGCTGTACGTCGGCGACTACGATCCGGCGGGCGTGCTGATCGACCAGGCGCTTGAACGCGAGCTGCGCCGGCACCTGAAGCCGAGCATTAACCTGATCTTCAATCGGATCGGGATCAACGCGGAGCAGATCGAGTTCTACGATCTGCCGACGAAGCCACGGAAGGACTCGGACCGGCGATCACTTCACGTCGCCGAGACGGTCGAGGCCGAGGCGATGCCGGCGAAGATCCTGCGCCGAATGTTGCGCGAGCGGATCGAGAACCTGCTTCCTGAAGGCGCACTTGCGGCGGCGAAGGTCGCAGAGCAGTCCGAGCGCGAGCATATCGAGCGCATGGCTCGGATGTTGGGTGCGTGACGCACTGTTCGTCCGCGCCAGTTCGCCGACGATTTTTCGATCATCGACCCGTTCCATCGGGCGTTTCCCTGTGCTATCCGGGAATCGTTATCCCTGGGGAACGACACGATGAATCTTCAAGCTATCCGCGAGCAGCGCGCCGGCCACGTCGCCGAGATGCGCAACATCCTCGACAAAGCCGAAGGCGAGAAGCGCTCGCTGACGGCGGACGAACAGACGAAGTTCGACGCGCTCAAGGCGTCGATCGAGAAGGCCGAGGCCGACGAAGCGCGAGCCTCGTTCCTCGTGGAAGCCGAGCGGCGCATGATGGGCACGCCGGCCGGCGGCGGCGACCGCTCGCTTGCCGACCTGCAAAGCCGGGTCAGCGTCGTGGACGTGATCCGCGCGCAGATGGAAGGCCGATCGCTCGACGGCGCGGCGCGCGAGTACCACGCCGAGACGGAACGCCGCACCGGCCGCAAGGCTCAAGGCGTCTTCGTGCCGATGGCTGCGATCGAGCAGCGGGTCAGCACGACGAGCGGCGCACCGGAAGTCGTCCCGACCGATCACCGGCCGGACCAGTACATCGGGCCGCTGCGCAATGCGCTGCTCACGCGCCGGCTGGGCGTCCGGGTGCTCTCGGGCCTGAGCGGGAACCTGAGCATTCCGAAGCACCAAACGTCGCTGACGGCCGGATGGGTCGCCGAGAATGCGGCGCTGACGCCTTCGGACATGGCGTTCGATTCCGTGACGCTCGCACCGAAGCACGCGGGCGGGCTGACCGAGCTGTCGCGGCAACTGATCCAGCAATCGTCGCCGGACATCGAACAACTGGTCCGTGACGACCTGGCCGCGATTCTGGCGCAGGCGATCGACTCGGCAACGATCCTCGGCGGCGGCTCGAACGAACCCGACGGCGTGCTCAGTTCGACGCCGCAGACTTCGAGCCTCGCTACCCTGAGCTGGGCCAACGTCCTGGCGCTGCTCCAGAAGCTGGACATCGTGAACGCGCCGGCCGCGAACATCGTCGCCAGCATGAAGGTCAAGGCGAAGGTCGCCGGCACGCTCAAGGCCACCGGCATCGCCGGGTACATCTACGAGAACGGCCGCATCGGCGACCTGCCGACCTACTTCAGCAATCAGGTTCCCGAGAAGTCCGGCTCGCCGAACACCGGCCGGCTGATCGCTGGCGACTGGTCGCAAGTGCTGCTCGGCATCTGGTCGGAAATCGACATCCTCGCCAACCCTTACGAGACGACGGCCTTCAGCAAGGGCAACGTCCAGGTGCGAGCGATGAGCACGGTCGATGTCGCGGTCCGGCACGCTGACGCTTTCGTGGTCGCCGACGACATCACGATCTGATGACGATCGAGCGGCGCACCTTCGGCGAGCTGCGCGCGGCCGGCAGCAACAAGCTGGCCGGCTACGCCGCCGTCTTCGACTCGCCTTCGCACGACCTGGGCGGGTTCGTGGAGGTGATCCGGCCGGGAGCGTTTCGGCGCTCGCTGGCGGACGCCGACCAGGTGCGTGCGCTCTACGATCACGACAGCGGGCAAGTGCTCGGGCGGGTCGGCGCGGGCACGCTGCGCCTTCGGGAAGACACTCGCGGACTCGCCTTCGAGGTGGATCTTCCCGCGACCACCTACGCGCGCGACCTGGCGGCGCTTGTCGAACGCGGCGACGTGGCCGGCTGTTCGTTCGCCTTCAGCGTGACGGCCGAGGGCCAGCGCTGGGAGAAGCGCGGCGACCACCTGATCCGCGAGCTGCTCGACGTGACGCTCTCCGAAATCACGATCACGGCGAATCCGGCCTACCCGGATACGTCGGTCGCCAAGCGCTCGCTCGAACACTGGTACGCGCAGGCCGCGCCGAGCCTGATCCTCGCGCGGCTCTATCTCTCCACCGTCCTATGAGCATCGTCCAACGCGTGCTGTCCCGATTCGGCTTCGAGCGGCGCTCGCTCAGGCAAGGCGGGTTCGACCGCTACTGGAGCGACTTCCTGGCGACCCGCAGCGGCGGCGCAGTCACGCCGAAGCGCGCCGAGTCAGTGTCCGCCGTATACGCGTGCGTGGCGGCGATCAGCGAGACGATCGCATCCTTGCCGCTGGTGCTCTACCGGCGCGCACCGTATGACGACCGCGAGCGGGCCACCGACCATCCGCTGTACCGCGTCTTGCATGACGCGCCGAACGCGCAGCAATCGGCGCTGGAGTTCCGCGAGCAGATGCAGGCGGCGGTGCTGCTGCGCGGGAACGCCTTCGCCGAGATTCGCTTCGGATGGGATGGCCAAGTCCGCGAGCTGGTCCCGCTCCACAACGACCGCGTGACCGTGCTCGAACACGACACTGGTCGGCTCGGCTATGACGTGATCGACGGCAAGGGCCGCGTGCGCCGACTCGTGCAAGAAGAAGTCTTTCACCTCCGGCACCGATCGGAAGACGGCAAGGTCGGTATCTCGCCGATTCAGGCCGCGCGCGAAGTGCTGGAGCTGGCGCTGTCCGAGCGCGACCACGGCGTCAGCACGTTCCGCAACGGGACGAAGCTAACCGGGGTATTGCAGACGGCCGGCAACCTGAGCGACGAGCAGCTACAGCGACTGCGGGAAACATGGGCGCAGCGCTACGCCGACCCGTCGAACGCCGGGAAGACGGCCGTGCTCGGCGCAGGCGTCGAGTTCAAGCCGGTGAGCATGACGCTCGAAGACGCCGAATGGATCGCAGCGCGACAATTCTCAGTCGAGGAAGTCGCGCGGCTGTTCCGGGTTCCGCCGACCGTGATCGGCGACCTGCGCCACGGCAACTACTCGAACAGCGTCGAGATGGCGCGCCAGTTCGTGACGCTGACCCTGCGCCGGCACCTGGCCATGTGGGAACAGGCGATCAGCCGTCAACTGCTGACCGACGCCGGCCGGCGCACCTACTACGCGGAGCACTCGGTAGAAGGACTGCTGCGCGGCGACAGTCTGAACCGCGCGCAGTTCTACGAGCGAGGCATTGCAGATGGGTGGCTCGGGGTCGATGAAGTGCGCAGGCTCGAAAACCTTCCTGCTCGGCAGGCCGCCTGATGCCGAACGCGATCAAGACCCACAGGCCGACGCTTCACTTGCCGAAGCGTCACGCCACACTCAAGGAGCGGCAGGGAGCGCGCACGCTCAGTCTGAACGGCGCGAAGTGGAGGAAGCTGCGCGCGATGGTGCTCGCCGAACGACCGCTGTGTGCGCACTGCTTCGAGCATGGCCGGGTGACGATGGCCACCGAGGTTGACCACGCCGACGAAGACCCGAGTAACAACGAGCGCAGCAATCTGGTCAGCCTGTGCCATTCCTGCCATTCGACGAAGACCATGCGAGTGCGCAACGGCAGCGCGCCTGTGTACGGCTGCGACGTGAACGGGACGCCGCTCGATCCGGCGCACTCGTGGAACGAAAATCGCCAGCAACCGAGCGGCGCGAACCGGGCGCGCAGCCTCGCGGACGCGACCGCGAAACTTACCGGCGGGTCAGTAACATGATGACCGGCCGTCCGAGCA